TTATTTGTGACCCTCAAGATTATGTTGATGAACTATATGGTCTGAGACAACAATATAAAAATCTTTATGGAGTATAGATGATAACAAGGAAAGAATTCAGTGAACAAGTCGAAAGACTGATTGCATCAGGTAAAGGTAACACTGATGTAATGTCAGCAATTATAAAAATATGTGAGGTCAATAAAGTTGAACCTGAAAGTGCAAAGAGATTAATCTCTGCACCCTTGAAGGAAAAACTGCAAGCTGAAGCAGAGAAACTTAATATGATCAATCGTGAAACCCGAAGTCAGTCAACCTTGGCTGGTTTCTTTACGGAGATTAAATAATGGAAAAAGGTGATGTAGTCACAGTGGTGACAGTAAGTGGAGAATACGTTGGTATCTTTGAAGAGAATGAAGGTGGTGCAATAACACTAAAGAAACCTCGTATGCTCGTTCAAACAGAAGGTGGTATGGGATTTGCAAACGGTGTTGCAGTATCAGGTGAGAGTGAACCTGAAGAAGTTACATTCTTACAAGCAGTCTATGTAATACCTACTAACGAAAAGGTTGCAAAAGCACATACGGAACATACAACTAGCATTCAGTTAGTTAAGTAATGACAAGTCGTGAAGGATATGATGCATACACGCTTTATCTAGGGATAAAGTTACACTTCTATTCAGAGGATTATAACTTCATACGATACAACGGGAAGGTAAAGGCAGATATCAATTCCTTCCTCAAACGAAAAGATAAATATCATTTCGGTAAGTTGTTTAAGACTTACAAACAAGATTTACAAGATTTTTATATTGCCAATCTACTACTGAAAGATCAATGGGTTGGTGATCTGTTGGAAAACGAATCTGATAAAGTCTACAAGGATTGGAAGAAACGTAATCAAAAGTTATCCTATCTATTTGAGACTGAGGTGAATGATTCGTTGACAGCTGCAAAAGATATCAACAAACTAATACAGGTAAAAGGTGGACAACACCCTATCCTATTGAAACGATATCTTGCAAAACAAGTCTCACCTGAAACGATTTGTATCATGGATGAGATCATAGGATTTACAGAGCAGTGGGATAAACTCATTCAAGAACGAGTAGTCTATCCTGAAGTACATACGAAACTAAACAAGTACAAGTCTTTTGTTACATTCAACAAAGACAAGTATAAGAGGAAACTGATTGACTTATGCTCCACATAGTAGGTAACGGCCCAAGTCGTAAACAATACGATCTAAATTCTTTTGACGAATGGTGGGGGTGTAATGGTATTTACACTGAGTACACTCCTGATATTGTTTTCTGTCAAGACATTCCTGTACAACATCAAGCTGTAGTTGATGATGTCCCGTCCCGAACTAAACTTGCTGTGGGTGATTGGGATGTGATGCCTATTGAAGACTATGATATGCTTTATGATACTTACGGTATGATGGGTGGAAACAGATTTGAAAATCGAACCGAGGACGACACTCATTTTGTAGTTCAAGGTGAGAGGGATGAGGTATATTTCACTAGCTATAATATACCTTTCGGCGACAACATAATTATGTATAATTATGACAAGCTCAAGAACACTTTTTGTGGTATCAGTGCATTAGGATATGCAGCCTATCAAGGATACAAAGAAATAACTATGGTAGGATTCGATGCATTAGACCCACAATTAAATAATGAAGGAAATGTGTACGAGGGTACAGGTTTGCTTAATTATCATGATAAATATACTAAGGAGAGTCCTGTATTTGCAATTCAGCGTATGCAGTTCGTATCCTTACTTGAAGACGACTTGTTCAATGATGTGAAGGTTTATTTCAAAAACCCTCTAGACAATGACCAAGAAGTCATATATAATGAACTCTCATACTATGAAAGTAGTAGAGATAAGTGGGTATTAGGTGAGTCATCACTTTTTACCTTTCGATAAGATGCATAATAAAATGCGATACGATGTTAATAAAAGGAGATACTATGTCAACATCATTAGATAAACTACGCGCAGCAATGGAATCTGCGTCTCCTTCCAAAGGAGAAAAAAAGTCCTATTCCGATGATCGATATTGGAAACCTGAACTTGATAAATCAGGTAATGGGTTTGCAATCATCCGATTCTTACCTACCCCCGAAGGAGAAGAAATGCCTTGGGTCTCATATTGGGATCACGGATTTCAAGGGCCAGGTGGATGGTATATTGAGAAGTCTTTAACGACTCTTAATAAACAAGACCCTGTGTCTGAATACAATACTCAGTTGTGGAATACAGGTATTGAAGCAAACAAAGAAATTGCAAGGAAACAGAAGCGTAGACTTCATTATGTTTCTAATGTCTATGTTGTTTCAGACCCTAAAAATCCTGACAACGAAGGTAAAGTATTTCTCTACAAATACGGTAAAAAAATCTTCGAACAGTTGAAGGAAGCAATCAGTCCAGCATTTGAGGACGAAGCTGCAATCAATCCTTTTGACTTGAGAGGAGAAGGTGCAAACTTCAAAATCAAAATCAGAAAAGTTGATGGTTATTGGAACTACGACAAGTCTGAGTTTGATACACCAGCACCACTTTTTGATGATGAAAATCAGTTGAATGATATAAATAATTCCACTCATTCATTGTCAGAAATTATCTCACCTAATGAGTTCAAGACTTACGATGAACTCAAAGAGAAACTTGATCGTGTATTAGGTCTCTCAGGTGGTGTGAGTAATTCTACAGCAGAATCAATTGCAGAAGACCAAGAGGAAGTGCCTTGGGCAAATGTGAATACTGAGTCTGTTGCAGATGAACCTGTAATCGCATCAGCAGATGCTTCTGTAGGAGAAACAGAAGATGACGCGATGGATTACTTTAAGAAGTTAGCTGCAGATAGTTAACTTTATATTGGGGTAGTCGTGTTATATAATGACCGAGTGGTGAAACAGACGACTACTTCACTTGGGCCGTGGATTAAAATGGGGGCACCAAGTAAGGGCAAGGGAGTCGGCAAAGATGCGGGACTTTCGGATAAGAACGGGATGCTGTAAGGCGTGGGGTGACTTATCACTTTTTTTAAATAGATTAAATTATGCCAAGTGTAAAACCAAGAAAACATCCAAAGAGTAAGAATGTCGAACCTTTTGACAGAATGCTTCGTAGGTTTAAAAAGCAATGTGAACGAGCAGGTATCGTTCAGGAATGTCGTGATAGAGAATATTACGTTAAACCTAATCAGAAGAAACACAAAAGGAATCAAGATATTGCAAGGAGAAAGAAACTCCAAGCAAGAAGAGACGCTCTTAACGCAGGAAGAAAAAGGTGGAATGTTCTTAATTGATTCTTTGTATTTGTAACGCAGTACGAAGTGACCAACCCCACCGATACCATCTAATAGGAACCCAGTGTGGGAAATGTTTATGTCAGGAAAAGGAAGTAAAAGAAGACCTCAATTTGTCTCCGATGATCAGTTCAAAGATGCATGGGACAATATCTTCACACGCAAGAAAACACCAAAACACGGACTGACTAAGACCCACAAAGATCGTACCAAGTATGATCGAAATAAATCTAAGCAGGAACTACAGAAAGACGTGAACCAGTAGGTTCAGGATTATGTGGTGCTGGGTCTGATATTACCCTTCTATTATTTGCAACATTGACTTGTTGCACAGCATTGTTTGCCATATTGACGTTTGATTGTTGTTGTTGACCTTCTGCAATTGCATCGTCTCTTGCAGTTGCAGCGGTTCTAAGTTCGTCTGCAGTTAATGTAGTACCTTGTAGATCATCCAAGAACTGAGACTGATAGAAGTTACCATCTTCATCTGCTGGGTCAAAGAACTCTTTATTGAGTTCTGCTTCCTTCATTGCATCATATTCATCCTGAGATAAACCTAGAGACTCACGATGTTTCTCTTCTCTTAATGCTGTAAGTTCTCTTTCATTTAGAACTCTAGACTCAACCATCTGTTGTGCTAGTTCTTGACCTTCTGCATCAGAAGTTAAGACAGAAGTTTTCTTAATTGCAATCTCTTCATTCAATGTATCGATTCGATCAAGTCTTTCGTTCTCTCTATCGACTCTCAATTGAGCATCTTCTGCAGTTGCATTACCAGCCTCTCTAAGTGCAGCTTCATATGCATCCCTATCATCTGCAGTTGCCATTACGGATAGAGAAGGGTCTTCTCTTCTCAATCTTTCTGATGTACGAACCATACCACCATCTGCAGTTTGTTCATCAAACCTTGCAAGTTCTCTTTGGACTCTTTCTTCTAGTTGTGCATTTCTTTCTTCAGCAGTTGGCCCTGACTCTTGAGTTCTTACTAATGCATTTCTTTCTGCTTCAAGTTGTCCAACTGATCTTTCTTGATCGTTAACTCTTTGTTCTGCTTCAACTCTAGCTTGAACTGCAGTATCTTCTCTGAGTTGTTCGGTTTCTGCTTCAGTGAGGTTTTGTCTTTCTTGTTGTTGTGCAACGAACTCATCTTGAATTGCTTCTTGTTCTGCAACGACTGCCTCTTCTCTATTCTTTGCAGCCTCACGATCTGCTTTACGTTGTTCGATAGCAGCTAATTCTGCTTCGTCCTCTTCACTTAAACCAAAGAGTCTACCTTTCCATTTAAGTATCTTACCCATCACCCAGTCTGATATTGAATACCATGTATTCATAAAACCTTCTGTGATAGAGGACACTGCATCTTTAACACCAGTGACAAAGGTGTTGACCTTCTCCATGACTGTTGCTTTAATAGATTCAAAGTTTTCTTTGACATATATGATTCCAGCAACCAGAGCTGCAACACCTAAAGCAATTAAAAGTCCAATACCGATAAGTGGTAAGTTTGCCATGATCAATGCACCAGCAGCTGCAATCATTCCACCAACAAAGACAGCTGCAGAGACGATCAGTCCAGGCAAGGCTGCAAAAAATCCTAAGGCTGCAGTTCCCATTGCCAATGCAGTTCTTCCTAGACCTGCGATAAATGAACCTGCTTTAAGTGCAAAGGTTTTTGCACCTGAAACAAATCCTACCGCTGCTTTTGAAACTGCTTGACCCATCTTTTGAATTGAACCGATTGGATTGGTAACAACTTCTTTGATACCATTCAACATACCACCAACACCAGCTTGGATTCCCTGTAATGCTTTATCACGGAACCCATCTGTCTTCTTAGTTTCACCATCGATAGTTTCTTCAGTTCCAGCCCACCAGTCTGCTAGGTCTTGACCTAAGTTGACTTCTTTACCAGTGAAGAATTTTGTGGTTTGTGCAATAGCAGTATTTGCAAGTTTGAAAGGTGTGAGGATTAGAGTTTGCACAGCTGCAACTTTGTCTGCACCGTCTTGAGCAAGTTGTCCAAGATCAATAACACCACCAGTAAGTTCTTTGATAGCACCTGATGCACCACTAAGGTTTTTACTAAAACTTGTTTCAAACTCCATGAGTGATTTTGAAATATTTTCAAAGGGTTTAAAAATAAGTTTATTGATGTTTGCTGGGTCTATGGTAATACTATCATATTGACCTTTGAGTTCGTCAACAGTGATACCCATATCTGTTGCAGTTTGGAGGAGGAGTGCTTCCTCCATTTGTGCAGTTTTTCTTTTTTGTAATACAGCAGACTTGACTGCTTCCATTTCCATAGAATCTATTTCTTGTAATCTTTTTCTATGTGCGAGATGTCCTCTGACGGATTTTACTAAAATCTCATCTTGTTTTTTTACTGCCTCAGAATTAGATTCCTGAAGCTTTTGGGTCATCTCCTGAAAACCGTCTGCCATTTTTTACTACTCCACTAACAATTCAGCTTCTACTTTGTCAATCTCTTCTTGCCAAAGTACAATTGCCTTATCATAAGATGCTTTTGCAGACTCATACTGATGCTCTTCCAGTTCATCCTTATTAGGTTCTACTGGAGGATTATCTTTTAGAGTTTGTAGATGTTCTGCACTATCGTGATCACTTCTTACTTCTTCTGACATTTTTGTCTCCTATTTGTTATTTGCGTTTGTATCATGCTCTTTGGCTGCACTGTTAACATACAGTCCAAACCAAGCAGCTCCTGCACCGACTAAAATGGAAATCAAACCTGATTGTTCCATTGAAGGTTCGGGTAGTTCCATAAACCACATAGCTGCATAGTAAACTAATACTATGTAAACAGTTAAGAATGCTCTTGGCCAAATTCTCCATGCATCGATTGCTCTTGCAAGGTGAATCCACTTCTGCCATGGGTTAACTGTGTCGTTTGCTTTAAGGTCTCGGATTTCATCTTTAAGTGCAGAGTTCTCTTGAATCATTTCCATGAACTTGGATAAGTCCATTTCCACTTCATTTCGAGACATGTCTCCACTGAATCTTTCGTCTGCCATTTTTATTACTCCTATCTTCTAGCTCTAGATTGATTTTGTCGAAGGCGTTCCTTCTCTCTTTGTTCCTCTAGATGTTGAAGTAATAACTTTATGTAAATCTCCCTTTCCCACGGCATCATAGAATCCAGTTCTTCTAAACTATACCTATGATGTTGCATCATCTGAAAGTTTGTATTGTAATAGTTTAATAAACTATCGTGTGAAAGGGCTACTAGAAAAAATTATTCAAACCTTTCACGATAGTCTTAATAGGACTACCACATGTCTCACAGGTTGAGTCTACTTCTTTTTGAAGACTTGGAATTGCATCAAAGTATTCCGTAATCTTCTGCAGTTGACTCATTGTTAGAGACTCTACAAACTCATTCAATTCGTTTGTCGAAACGTCTACCGTTGGGTAAACTTCTTCGTTATCAAACACTGTCACTATGCTGTTCTTAAGCATTTCTATGGTTTGAGATGCACTGTCTAAACCTTGCACTTTATTGACATCCGATATATTCGGATATCTTAACTCAACCCCTAGTTCATCATTAATCATAATTTTGTTTTCGGGATGTTCCCCTACTACTTCCACATCATCTAAATTAATGACTGCTTGTCCTGAACCATCACAGTTCGGGTCTTGGCATGTCACCCTAATGTTTGCAGTTTCACCTACAGATTTTGCTCTTATCTTGACAAACAAATACTCCATGTCAATTACTGCTAAATCTCTTGATTTAATATCACCGTCAGTTACACTTTCGATGAGGTCTTGCACTGCATTAAACATTGCTTTCTCGTCACCATCCTCTTGAGCA